TCCACTTCTCGATCACATCGTCGATGTCCTCGCGGCGGGACAGGAGCTTGACCGGCTCGTCGCGCTCGATCACCGGCCCACGGTCCATCACCCACTGCGGGATGTCCTGGCCGAGGATCTCGGGCTCCTTGTCGTTCCTGACCCAGCTCCAGAACTCTCGCGCGGCCTCGAGGATCCGCTCCATGACGGGCTCGAGGTCGGCGCGGGTGTACTCGTACCAGCGCAGCTCGTTACCGCCCACGCAGACGGCGATGCCGCCCCAGGACGCGTCGGGGTGCAGGATCATCTGGTGCGCGAGCTGGATCTGATCGTAGGCCCAGGGCGTGTCCTCTGTGTAATGGTCGCGCCAGAACAGCCAGTCACGGTTCTTACTCTCGACGATGCCCAGCTCGCCCTCACGCTCGACCGTGAAGTCGACCGTCGCGCCGATGCCCAGCTCGGGGTCGCAGACGTGGGTGGTCCCCTCGATCACGTCCCAGCCCTTGTGACGAGCGACGGCGCGTCCGATGATCTTCTGCATCTCCTTGCCCCACCACATGCGCTCGTCTTCGGCCTGTGGCAGGGGTGCGGGGCGTTGCTTGTCGCGCCAGATGTCCCAGATGGTCTTGCCGCTCTGGTAGCTCTCGCCGAGGATGACGGGCATCTCGGAGGATCCAAGGTGAGGGTGGCGCAGGGCAAGCCACTCCTCCTCTGGCAGGTCGTCGATGTTGGTGGCGATGATGGTCATGTCAGGTTCCCTCTGGGGTTGCTACCCGGTTCTCTGGGTGGTCGATGATCTGGATGTTACGATGCCGAGCGGGCGGGCGCCGGATGTACTTCTGCTCCTCGAGAGCGCAGAGAAAATTTGTGACGCCATCCTTCGACTTCGTACCCATCAGCTCGCACAGCTCGCGAATGGATGGGGCGCAGCCATCATGGGCAATCCTCTCTCGGATGAGGTAGAAGCACTCGGCCTGGCGTTTAGTCAGCATCGTCGAGGCCCTCCCGTGCGAGGCGGATGACCTCTTCGTAGAACCAGTCCTCCGTCTCGAGGCGATCGCGCACGACCTGGTCCCATGTCTTATGGTCCCACACGAGGCAGTCGAACCTGATGCCCTCGATCTCAAACTCAGGGGGCTCTGCCGGGTAGCAATGCTCGGGCGGGCCGCTGATGTAGGCAGGGCAGCCCAAGGATGTCACCCTGACATCGACCTCACCCTCGAGGTCATCGTATGAAAAGGTGGTTGTCACGTTGATGGGCCGCATCACTTGATCTCCTTGAAGGCTTGGCCGTCGACGCAGGTGGCGTGGACCCAACCGATGATCAGGCCGCTGCCGTCGATGGCCTTGAAGCGGATGGCCTTGTCGTCCCTCTCGAGAGTGACGTTTGTGGCGTAGAAGATGACGCTGGCGACCGTCTCGCCAAACTTGTAGTCGCCCATGAACTTCTCGCCCCCGACGCCCACCTCGCCGCCGTTCAGGGCGTCGAGCGAGGCCTTGTCGGTCGAGATCGAGATCTCGGTGTAGGATCCATACTGGCCGTTGGCCTTCTTGGATCCCCAGACCGCGATGTCGATCTGCCATGTGTCGGGTGTGATGGACTTGGTGGCCCAGCGGACGTGCTGCGCTCCGGCGATATTGATCATGCTCATTGTCAGGTTCCCTCCTGTTTGTGTGATCAAAGTGTGTCGCGGCATTCCTGCCACATGGCCGCAACGTCGGGGCAGCGGGCGTGGTAGATGGCGCGGAGTTCCGCGCTCAGACGCTTGACCTCGGCCTTGTCGTTGTCGCGCATTGCATTGAATACCTGCTTGCGCAGGGTCTTCTCTGTCTCTGTTGCGTCGTCGTAAGCGCCCATCTGGTTTCCCTCCTGTTGCGGGACAAATGTCCCGTTGACGAACATATAGCGATGCGGTGATACTGCGTCAACCCATGAAAGGAGGGTATCGTGAAAAATGTCACTACACGTCATGTCCCCGGCAAGCGCCGGGTGACGTTCTACCTGTCGGAGGAGATCGCCAAGCGGCTCGAGGAGCGGGTCGAGGCGGTCAACAAACTGTCGGCGCCCAACAAGGCGAGCATGAGCGTGGTCGCCGACCAGCTCCTCGATCACGCCATCGCCACGACCGGCCCAGGGGCGCAGGCATGACCGAGGGAAGCAACACCATTGCAGGCGACAAGATCAAGAGCGTGATCGATCGCGTCGAGAACCTGATGCAGGAGCGAAAGAACATCACCGAGGACATCCGCGAGGTGTTCATCGAGGCCAAATCGGTCGGCCTGGATCCATCCATCATCAGAGAGCTGATCAAGCTGCGGGCGATTGAGCGTGATGCACGGCAGGAGAAGGCCGCGCTGCTCGAGAGCTACTCTGTGGCAGCGCAGCTCGACCTCTTCTGATGCGCGTACTGGTGGGCTGCGAGATCTCGGGCCGGGTGCGCGATGCCCTCTGCAGGCTCGGCCATGACGCATGGTCCGTAGATCTGGACGGCCCGGCGCAGGAGCCGGAACTGTTTGAGCGGCAACAGTTTCCTGATCGGCATATCCAAGGGGATGTGTTTGAGGTTATCGACAGGGGCGGCTGGGACATGATCCTAGCCTTCCCCGACTGCACATACCTGTCATCCTCTGGGCTCCACTGGAACGGGCGCGTACCGGGCCGTGCGGCAAAAACGGAGATGGCCGTGACCTTCGCCCGCATGCTGATAGACACGCCTGCGGCCCCACGGGTGGCCGTGGAAAACCCGATAGGCTGCCTCTCGACGCGCATCCGCAAGCCTGACCAGATCATTCAGCCCTATCACTTTGGCGAGGATGCGAGCAAGGCTACATGCCTGTGGCTCAAGGGTTTGCCCGAGCTGGCCGGGACCGAGTATGTGCCCCCCCGCATCGTCAACGGAAAAAAGCGGTGGGCGAACCAGACCGACAGCGGTCAGAACCGCCTCGGCCCATCTCCGAAACGCGCAAGAGAGCGCGGTCTCACATATCCAGGCATATCCGATGCCATGGCGCTACAATGGGGGGGTGCGCCGTGACCCCCGGCCCGCAGCGAAAACATAAGTACGGCGCCAGGGGCGTCCGCACAGAGGATGGGTTCTTCCCATCACAGCGCGAACACAGGCGCTGGGAGGAGCTGAAGCTCCTGCAGATGGCAGGCGAGATCACAGACCTCGAGCGCCAGGTGGCGATGCCCTGCGTCGTCAACGAAATCAAGGTGGCGCGACCCGTGATCGACTTCCACTACCGCAGGGTCGGTGGCGAGGAGGTGTACGAGGATGTCAAAGGCTACATCAAGAGTTCGGATCCTGTGACGCGGATCTGGAAACTACAGCACAAGTTGCTGAAGGCCCTATACAACATAGAAGTGGAGATTGTGAAATGACCAAGAAGGAAGCAGCCACCGTCGAGGATGACGGCAAGAACGAAGTGACTACCCGCCTCACCGAGCGGCACATGGCATGGGTCGAGGCCCGCGCTCGCATGGATGGACGGACGCCCGCGCAGCAGGTCGAGAAGATCATCCGTGAGGCCTGGGCCAACGACCCCTACAAGAAGGAGGTGGTGAGCTACGGCCGGGACGTTGCCCTGGGCGGATCCATGCCTGCGGCCGACTTCAAGCCGTGACGCCGCGCATCGACATCTCCGACGAGATGCTGCGCCAGAGCGAGGCCTTCGGCCGGGCTGTCGTGGCATCCTACGCGGCTGGCGCGAAGGCCCGCTCGAAGAGGATGGCGATGCACGACATCGACAAGGATCCCAGGATGCAGGCCGTCGGTCGGGTCGGGGAGGTGGCTGCGGCCATCTACCTCGGCCTCGACCCTCGGGCCGATCTCGACTGGGGATCCGTCGCCACCGACGCGGGATCCGACTTCAGCCTCCCCGTCGGGTCGGTCGATGTCAAGGCAACCAACCACAGCCGAGCCCGGCGATTGATCTGGCCGGTGAACAAGCGGGCGATCTTTGAGGAGGCCTGCGCAGACATCCTGATCCTGGCCGTGGTCGCACCCGATCTCCGATCGGCAGAGCTGCGAGGATGGCTGCTGCGCGAGGACTTCACCAAGATGCGAAAGACGGCAGGACCGGCTGACGCGCTGATGCAGGGGACATGGTACGTCGATCAGGACCACCTGATGCGGCTTGCAGTCCTGCGCCAGTGGGTCCACAATGCATCACCACACAAACAGGAGGGAACCTGATATGTCTACTGGACGCCATAGCTACGTCCGTTTCTTTGCGAGCGACTGGATCGCCGGGACCGCGCGGATGACACCGATGCAGGAGCTGGTCTATCTGCGCATCTGCTGCGTGATCTGGGACAAGGCAGCGCCCTGCCCGGAGGCCGAGCTACCCCTCATGCTGGGGTCCATCGATGGCTGGGACGTCATCGTCGAGAACCTTGTCGCAGCCGGGAAGCTCGAGGTCGTGGAGGGAGGCATCGTGAACGCGCGAGCCATGGAAGAGGCAATGATTTCGCTCGAGCTGTGGGAGCGTAAGAGCGCGGGAGGTCGACGGGGCGCCAGGGCCGTCAACAAGCAACGTCGGAACGACGTCATCGATGATGTCGATGATGTCGATGATGTTGTGGAAGAATGTGGAAAGCGCGACACTCCCGACGACACTCTCGACGAGACTGCCGTCGACACTCCCGACGAGACAGGGGGGGGTGTCTCGACGCATAACCAGAACCAGAACCAGAACCATAACCAGAGTTACTCTTCGAGTAACACGCGCGGGCGCGAGGCGATGTTCGATCAGTTCTGGGAAGCCTATCCCCACAAGGTGGGAAAAAAAGCAGCTCGAAAGAGCTTCGACACCGCGATCAAGACAACCGACGTCGAGACAATGCTGACCGCCGTGAGGCGGTACATTTCAAACAAACCCGCCGATAGGCAATTCTGCAATCCTGCAACCTGGCTCAATCAGGGTCGCTGGGAGGATGTCCCCGCAGAAGGTGGCACCAGAGCCAACGTCTCACAGAAACCCCAAGGCCCGAAAGAGCCGCCCATCAGCATCACCTGGGAGGCGGAGCCTCGAGATTGGGCAAGGTTCAGAAACGTCGTAAAATCTCGCATCGGATCCTCCTCGTGGAAGGTGTATTGGGAGAAGCTCATGCCACACGCCCCAGGAACAGCGACAGCTCCAGAGCCTCCCCAGACGCAGGTCGCCACGGTCAAAGGCCTCGCCGATCACAACAGCATCGGGATGATGATCAATGGCTAATCCGAAGCCGACCGTCGAGGACATCACGCCGCTCCAGGATCTCTGGTGCAGCGCGTATGTCGGTGAGGCTCGATACAACGCACAAGAGGCAGGTCGCATCGTGGGGATCTCCGTCGATTACGCGAAGGAGCTGCCCCACAAAACCCACATCAAAGAGCGGATCGCCCAGCTCCAGGCTGATACGGCCAAGCGGCTGCAGGTCGCCGAGAACCGTGTCATGCGTGAGCTGCTCGCCGTCGGGTTCAGCGACATCTCCGAGATCATCGAGGTCACGCCGGAGGGTGGGCTCTCGGTCAAGGCCTTCGAGGATCTGCCCCGGTCGGTCACGTCAGCGATCAAGAAGGTGAAGCTGCGGCGGGCCAACCGAGGCGACGGTGACTTCGACGAGATGCTCGAGATCGAGATGCATGCGAAGCAGCCCGCCCTCGACCGTCTCTTCGACTACCTGGGCCTCGACGGCAAGGGCGCTGGGTCTGATGCTGCTTCCGCGCCGACGTTCACCGGCCTGACCCTGATCGGCCCAGAGAAGGATGCTGCTGAATGAGATACACGCACTCAATGGAGACAGCCGTGACTGACCTGATTGAACGACTTGAAGCCGCAGCCGAAGGGCCGTGGGAAATCATAGGGGAGCAACAGCCATGACACATGCCTTCTGGATCAACGCCGCCTGCAGGAACGTCCGCTCCACGACAGCGCACGGAGCCCAGAGGTTCCACCCTGGCCGGCGCCGCTCGTGGGCAGCCAAACACCGAGACGTGATCTGGGTGGCGCTGGTCGTCGCGCTGATCATCGGAGGGGGCGCGGCATGACACGCGAGATGACGAGGGGGGCGATGGCCCTGCTCAGACGCAACAGCACACACTCGATGAGTTACTTCCGCTGGGTGCCTAACGAGGGCGCTCACGAGTTCACGTTCAGGGACGGGTCACAGATGCGCCTACCGCAGGTGGATCTCGACATCTTCCGCGAGAATGGCTACAGCCTGATCTGGTCCATGGGCCACAAGTCCCCAGACTTCGCCAAGCTGGCTAAATGTCCCAAAATCACGCAGCAAATGAGGGGCGTCCGCTGACCGGATACCACAAGACCTTAGACTTCTCGACGAGCCCGACGCTGTGGGACTTCCTGCAGTCTCGGGCCTTCGTGTCTATCGTGCGCGGCTCGGTCGGCTCGGGAAAGTCAACCGTCTGCTGCGCAAAGATTATGAAAGCCGCCATGGAGCAGGAGCCTGCCCCGGACGGCTGGCGCTACACCAAGGCCGCCGTCGTGCGCAACACCTACGGCGAGCTGGCGACCACGACCGTGGCGACCTGGCGCTCAATCTTCGACGAGGAGGTGTTCGGGCCGATCAGGATGGGCGCACCGATGACGCATCACATCCGCAACGAGGAGGGCAAGATCGACCTGCTGGTAGAGTTCCTCGCCCTCGACAAGCCAAAGGACATCAAGAAGCTCCTCTCCTGGGAGGGCAGCATCATCTGGTTCAACGAGCTGCGCGAGATGCCCAAGCAGCTCGTCGACGCCGCCACCGCCCGCGTCGGTCGATACCCATCGAAGGCAAGCCGAGGGGTCGAGTGCAGCTATGCCGCCATCCTCGGCGACACCAACCCGCCTGACGAGGATCACTGGCTGCACGATCTAGAGATGGAGTGGCCCGATGAGTGGGAGTTCTTCGCCCAGCCACCCTCAGTGCTGACCCTCGAGGAGGCCCAGACGTAAGGTGTTGCCGTCGAGGATCGCGAGGTGATCGAGGCGTCCAACGAATTCTTCGTCGTCAACCCTGGCGCCGAGAACCTGAGCAACCTACCCGACCGCTACTATTCTCGCATGCTGCCTGGCAAGGACCGTGACTGGATCCGCGTCTATGCCCAGGGCCGCTACGGCTTCGTGTCAGACGGCAAGCCGGTGACGCCCGAGTACCGCGACGACCTCATGGCGCGGGATGACCTGCCCGTCCTTGAGGATCGACCGCTCCTGCTCGGCCTGGACATCGGCGCAGGGACACTGGCACCGGCTGCGGTGTTTGGTCAGCTCCACCAGCGTGGCGTCTGGCTGATCCACCATGAGGTGGCGAGCCTGGACATGGGGCTCGAGCGTTTCGCCACGCAGGTCAAGCAGGAGGCGGCACAGATGTTCCCAGGCCGGAGCATCGAAAGGGCGTGGGCGGATCCTGCGGGCAACGGCCGCGACGAGGTGTTCGAGGTCGCGGCCATCGACCACATGCGAAGGCGCACCGGCATCCCGACGTTCGCCGCGCCGACCAACAACATCACCGCCAGGATCCAGGCGTGGCGCTCGCCGATGTCGCGCCTGATCGATGGGCAGCCCGGCCTCCTGATTAACCGGCGATGCTCTGGCCTGCGAGCATCCCTGTCAGGCCGCTGGCGTTTCCGGCGCGTCGAGGTGTCAGGGGCCGAGCGGTATGCCGACAAGCCGGAGAAGAACGCCTATAGCCACAAGCCTGACGCCGGTGGCTACATGCTCCTGGGCGGGGGAGAGCATCGAGAGAACAAGGGCCAGGACCGCAACCGCTCGAGGGGCGGGGGAGCCCGCGTTGCCAAGCATGACTTCAAGATTTTCTGAGGAGGATCTCCATGAACGACGACATGACGCACTACATCACCGTGCACGGCCGCTTTCCTGACACCGGCATGCGGATAACCGAGGCCATCGACCGTGCGTCGGCATGGTGGGACAAGACCGGCCGCCACCTCGTCAAGACCGAGAGCAACCTGACCGAGGTGGGCCGCCAGGTCCGCACTGGCATCGTTGTCCCCGGCGAGATGACGCCCGAGCTGGACAGCGGGATCCTCCAGGCATGGCCCTGGGCGCAGCTCAACCAGCGTGAGCAGATGGCAATCGTGATCAGGTGGCACCATGACCACATCGCCGTGCCTGACGCCGGGGCCGCGCCCTACAACCCACGCACGGCCCGGTGATCAAGTACGGGATCCCCCGCTCCCGTGTTCCGGTCGCCGTCGTGTTCCAGCGCAGGATCACGCGGCGACGCTGGTGGCACCTCTTCACGGGCGACACCTGGGCTCACTGCTGGATGGTGGTGGCGTGTCCGTTCCCGGAGCCCGGCCTGATGGCCGATTACTACACGCTTAAGGTTGACCCACTGCCCTCGAGGCTGCACGTCGACATGGTCTGGGCGGCCCCCATTGATGTGCTGGCAGCCCTCCTCGAGCGTGACGAGGTGACCGACGTCGTGGAGCTGACACTCGACATCGGCGTGAACGAGATCCACTGCCCTCGAGCAAGCCTGACGTGTGTGTCTGTTGCTAAAGCGATTATGGGAGTATGGTGGCCGCTCATCATTACCCCGCGCCAGCTACATCGGAAGCTCCTGGCGCTGGGGGCAAGCTCTGTGAGGGGATATGGCTGACACCGTCAAGAACATCTTTAACCCACCGAAACCGAAGGGGCCTGACCCCGAGCTGATCGCTGCGCAGCGGCGACAGCAGGAGCGCCTCGACAGCAGGGATGCGGAGGAAGAGCGCAAGCGCAAGGCTCGCGAGAAGGTTCTCGCGGCCAGGAGCCAGGGCGCACAGAACCTCTTTGACACCGAGACCGGTGTCGAGACGACCACACTGGGTGGCTGACATGGCAAAGAAGAACGCTCCGGTCGATCTCAAGAAACTGATTGCCCGCGCCGAGGCGGCCTGGCAACGCAAGCTGCAGTGGCAGGGCATCCTCGACGATGCCTATGAGTTCTGCCTGCCCATGCGAAACCGCTATAGCGACAAGACCGAGGGCAGCCAGAAGCTCGACCGGGTGTTCGACGGCACGGCCATCGAGGCGGTGCAGCGTTTCGCGTCGCGGTTCCAGTCACAGCTCACGCCACCGTTCCAGACATGGGCGGTTCTGAGCGATGGGCCTCTGGTCCCCCAGGAAAAGAAGGAGCAGGTTCGCACCCAGCTCCAGACCATCAACAAGCAGCTCTTCGCTGCGATCCACGCCAGCAACTTCGACCACATGATCGGCGAGGTCTATCTTGAGGGAGCAATCTCGACGGCTGGCATGCTGATCCTCGAGGGCGACGACAGCTCGCCGCTCCTCATGCAGGCCGTTCCCAACTACCAGTTCGCGACCGACGACGGCCCGATGGGTTCCGTCGATGGTGCGTTCCGGCGATGGGAGGCACCGGTCAGGGAGATCGAGGAGACGTGGACAGACGCCGAGCTGCCCGAGGATCTCGCGAGGATCGGACGCGACACGCCCGAGCAGAAGGTCAAGCTCGAGGAGGGGACGTTCTACGACAGCCGGGCGAAGAAGTACGCCTACGTCGTCTGGTGGAAGGGCGGCGCGAAGGCCGAGCCCCACAAGATTGTCGAGCGGTGGTACAACGAACATCCCTGGGTGTTCTTCCGCTGGACCAAGGTGGCTGGCGAGGCGATGGCTCGAGGCCCGGCGCTCTACGTCCTGCCCGACATCAAGACGCTAAACAAGGTCAAGGAGCTGGTTCTCAAGAACGCGTCGCTGTCTGTGGCAGGCGTGTGGACCGCCGTCGACGATGGCGTCATCAACCCCGACACGATCCAGATCACGCCCGGTGCCGTTGTCGAGATCGGGGCGCAGGGTAACCTCCAGGCGCTCCAGACCGGCGGCCGCTTCGACGTCTCGCAGTTCATCATCGATGACCTGCAGATGACGATCAAACGAGCCCTTTTCGACAACCAGCTCCCGCCCGACGCAGGGCCGGTGCGCTCGCCGACCGAGATCATGGAGCGGGTGAAGGAGCTGCAGGAGGAAACCGGCGCACCATTCGGTCGGATCTCGCATGAGTTCATCCGCCCACTGCTCCAGCGATGCCTCAACATCCTGGTGCGCAAGGGCATCATCCAGATCCCCGGCGCGGATCCCGCAGCCCCGACGCCCGAGCTGAAGATCGACGGCCTGTCGGTCGCCATCGAGATCACGTCGCCGCTCGCTCGTGTGCAGCAGATGAACGACGTGGACGGCGTGGTCAACTGGCTGCAGATCTCGTCGTTCGCCGGGCAGGAGGCGGTGATGGGATCCGTCAAGGTCGAGGACATCCCGCCGTGGTTTGCCGACAAGCTGGGCATTGACCTCAAGCTCGTTCGCAGCGAAAGTGAACGGGCCGAGCTGCAGAAGGCCATGGCCCAGATGATGGCCCAGCAGCAGATGGCCCAGCAGGCTCCGCAGCAGGGGCAGTAACAGGAGGGAACATGCCAGTTTTCAGTGAGAACGGATGGTCTGGGCTCGAGGCAGCCCGACCGGACAAAACCGACGTTGATGAACGCCGCGACCTGGACCGCGACATCCTCGGAGCCTTCACCACGCCCCGAGGTCGCCGCGTCCTGCAGTGGCTGCGCGACGTCACCATCGAAGCATCGGGGCCGCACCCCACACTGACCGGTATCGGGCTGGAGTTTCGTGACCAGCTCGTCTACCGGGAAGGTCAGCGGGATCTGGTGCGGGACATCGAGAAGCGCATGGAACGCGCGAAGGAGGAACGATGAGTGCTGACCTGACTTTAGAAGAGGTGGTTGCGGGCCTGGACCCAGACGTCGAGGCGCACTGGACCAAGACCGGCCTACCCAACCTCAATGCGGTCAAGGAGATCCTCGGCCGGGCGGTGAGCCGAAAGGACATCGACGACAAGGGTCTGGCCGACTGGACGCAGGGCAAGGCCGCTGACGCAAAGCGGAAGGCGAAGGAGGAGGCCGAGGCCACCGTCCAGATCTCGAGCCCGGTGCACGAGGTGACCCCTGGGCCGGTCGAGCCCGAGCCCCTGGAGCGCACACCCCTCAAGGACGCGGTCGATATTGTGATTGCTGCGGGCGTCCCCGGATCCGAGGTCGAGCTGCGCGAGGCCGCCTCATACCTCAAGCTCTGGAGGGCAAAGCATGCCTGACGACAACAACGACGGCCTCATGGGCGTGGCTGGCGACGAACAGCAGACGACGACGAACACCGAGCAGGAGGCCGCGTCTGAGCCGAGAGACGATGGCAAGCCGACGCGTCCCGACTGGGCGCCCGAGCAATTCTGGAACGCCGAGAAGAACGAGCTGAACGGCGAGAAGCTGGCGAAGAGCTACAACGACCTGCGGGCTGAGTTCAACAAGGGCAGGAAGGGCTTGGGCAAGACGCCCGACAGCCCTGATGGCTACCTCGAGGACTTCAAGATCGAGCGGGAGCGCGGCGAGGGTGACGACAAGAAGACCCTCGAGCGGATCCGCGAGGTGGCTGGCGACGACCCCGCACTCCTGGCGTTTGCCGAGGTTGCCCACAAGAACGGCCTGACCGACAAGCAGTTCAAGTCCCTGGTCTCCGATGCGATGTTCGCCTTCGACGGCCTCATGCCAGAGCCATTTGATCTCGACCGGGAGATCGAGGCGCTGGGCATGCCGACGATTGACGACGCCAAGAACCTGATCGCGACCAACAAGAACTGGCTCGACCGCATGCATGCCGACGGCACCCTGAACGAGGACCAGTATCTTGCCGCACGTCAGATGGGCATGTCGGCGCTTGGCCTGCAAACCCTCAACGCCCTGCGTGAGCAGGCCGGAGAGAAGCCGATCCCGACCAACACCATGCGCTCGAACGGCGGCATGAAAACCAGGGCCGAGCTGGCGGAAATGATGAAGGATCCGCGCTACAGCGAGGACAGCCCCATCGGCGAGCAGTACCGCGACGAGGTGTCTCGCGGCTTCGTGGCTCTCACGGGAGGTCAATGACAATCTTGCGCCCGGCACACGTCAGGCGTATAAGCAAGGTGCTGGTGGCCCCCCAAAGGCTTTAGCACCCAGGGGGCGGGGTTTGGGTTCCCTCCTGTGCCTCGCCCCCGCCCACTGCGGCTCGCCCTTGCGCGGCAACCACCAGAAGGCCCACCAGAGCCTCTAATCTGGAGCAGACGACCCATCCGCCTCGGCAATCAGGGCGACGTCCTGACCCAGACATAGGCAACGGCAATCGTTCGGCGATGAACCCATCATCAACCGGAGAGATTGACCCATGTCAAAGCAACTCACCGACGCAGCGGTCGCCCAGTTCGACACCGAAGTGAAACACGAGTACCAGGGTATGGAGATGCTCCGCCCCACGGCTCGCGTTCGCACGGGTGTTGTCGGCTCGACGCACCGTTTCCCCAAAATGGGGAAGGGTATGGCAACGCCCCGCGTCCCTCAGACGGACGTCGTCCCGATGAACATTGCCCACACGAACCGCACGGCCACCCTCGAGGACTGGAACGCCCCCGAGTACACCGACATCTTCGACCAGCAGAAGGTCAACTACAGCGAGCGCCAGCAGCTCGCCATGGTGATCGCTGGTGCGATTGGCCGTCGCTGCGATCAGCTCATCATCGATGCCCTTGATGCGGCCTCGACGAGCCTGACCGTTGCAACGTCCGTCGGCGGTTCCAACACCGGCTTGAACGTGGCGAAGCTCCGCCGCGCCAAGCAGCTCCTCGACACGAACGGCGTCCCTGCGAAGGATCGCGCCATGGTGGCTCATACCATTGGCAATGAGCAGCTCCTCGGCGAGACCGAGGTCACCAGTGCGGACTACAATTCGGTCCGCGCTCTCACGTCGGGCGAGATCAACACGTTCCTCGGCTTCACGTTCTACTTCGTTGAAGATCGTGACGAGGGCGGCCTCACCCTGTCCACGAACACGCGTACCAACTTCGCCTTCCACGGCGGTGCCATGGGTGCAATCGGCCTCGCGGTCGGTATCGAGTTCAGCACCAGCGTGGACTGGATCCCCGAGAAAACCTCGTGGCTGGCAAACGGCATCTTTTCTGCAGGCGCGATTGACATCGACGCAGGCGGCATCGTTGACGTTTCCACCTACGAAGCATAGGAGGACACGCTCATGGCTCTCGATAAAACCAAGCTCAATCCCGGTGGTTCGCCGGGTGGTCGTGGAGACAGCCCGGTCCTCTGGACCTATGCCTCCACGGCGGATGCCCTCGCCACAATCGCGGCGTCGGGCTATTTCAACGACATCGCCTACATGCTCACGTCGGGCGACGTCATCTACGTCAACGCCTCCGATGGTTCGGCCTGGTATGAAGTGACCAGCTCGGCAGGGGTCGTGACGTCTGCACCCATCGGGGCTGACACGTTCATCCTGACGGGGCAGATCACCGACATCTCGACGGCCGGTCAGGTCTACATCGTGTCGCCTGTGGCGGCCGAGGTGGTCTCGGTTTCGAGTGTGATCAACACCGCCATCACGACAGCGGATGCCACGCTGACCGTGAAGACGGCCGCAGGCACGGTCGGCACCATCACGGTTGCCTACTCTGGCTCGGCCCCTGGTGACGTTGACACCCTGGCGGCATCGTCCAACACGGCGGTGGCGGCTGGTGCAACGGTCGAGATCGAGACGGATGGTGGATCTTCCACCGCCTCGGTCGCTCAGATCACGGTGCTGATGCGTCGCACCTGATGCTGACCGCTTGAACGGAACAGGGGCGGCTCGTTTCACGGCGGGTCGCCCCTTTTCTCTAGTGAGGTGACATGGCTACTTCCGACATTGATCTTTCCTCGCAGTCCCTGCTCCGTCTCGGCGAGAAGGCCATCTCCTCGTTCAGCGATGGCACCGACGCAGCGACGATCTGCGGCAACAACTATCCCGGCTTCAAGCTCTTCATCCTCGAGATCCACGACTGGTTCTGCGCGAAGCGTCGCTCCAAGCTGACGCGCTCTGACACCAGCCCGATCAACGAGCATGCCTACGCCTACCACCTGCCCACCGACTTCCTGCGCATGGTGGCGGTCTATGACAGCGCCTCGACCGGCCACCCTATCCCGACCAAGGATTTTGAGCTGTTCGGTCGCACACTGGAGACGGACAAGACGGCCGTCTGGATCGAGTACATTGCCGATCTCGACGAGAGCCTCATGCCCGCCTACCTGCAGGAGCTGATCGTCACCGGCTTTGCCGCCGAGATCGCCATCCCGATCACCGACCAGGTCAACATGCAGACCAAGTTTGCGCGGGACGCCTGGGGGCCGGGTGGCGTGAAGGGCGAACACGGCGGCCTGTTCAAGCTCGCCAAGCGGACAGACCGGGTGCAGCAGCCCACCAAGGTGGTCCAGGACTACACCCTGATCACGGCGCGTGGCTGATGGCTCGCGTTCACGCAATCAAGACGGCCTTCACGACCGGTGAGCTGGATCCGCTCCTGCGTGGTCGCGTGGACTTCAAGGGCTACCGCAACGGCGCGGAGCTGATGCGCAACGTCCTGTCGCAGCCCCAGGGAGGCTTCGTTCGCAGGCCCGGCCTGGAATACGTCGGCAAGCTGCCCTACACGCTGACGACGCAATCGTTCTCCGGCTTCACGGTGACGATGCCCAACGACGTCGGCTCGACGAGTGTGGGCAACCTGACTGACGACGACGAGACAACGAAGGCCTCGACGACACCCCCCGGCACCACCGACAACTTCATCATCTTCCAGATCGACTTCGCCACGGCTGCGGCATGCCCCGACTATCTCGACATCATCGGCCTTGGCGTTAACGCGGCGGGAACGCCCCCCATCCTGACCGAAGAGGTGCGCCTTCAAGACAGCGACGATGCATCGAGCTGGACCACGGTCGAGCATATCTTCTCGGAGATCTCGGAAAACCTGCGCGACTATCGCCTCCGCCTCAACGGCAAGCGGTATGTCCGCCTGATCCGCATCGGCACCACCGACGCAGGCACCAACCACTTTGAGATCAACGAGCTGTATGCATGGAACGAGGGCACGTCCATCTCTGCCGTGCGCCTCGTGCCGTTCGAGTTCTCGATCACGCAGACCTACCTCCTGGCGTTCACCGATCGCAACTGCAGGGTCTACAAGGATGGTGTGCGCCAGGCCGACGTGCCTGTGCCGTGGACATCCGCCCAGCTCTCGACCACCGACGCGGACCTGGGGATCACCTCTATCAACTGGGAGCAGGATCTCGACACCCTGCTCGTGGTGCATCCCGACGTGACCCCCACCTCGATCACGCGCTCGGGCGATCACGACGAGTGGCAGCCCGCAGCGTGGACGTTGAGCAACATCCCGACCAAGGACTTCGGATCCGGCGCCGAGGCTGTCTGGTCCACCACGCGCGGGTGGCCGGTGAGCTGCACGTTCTTCCAGGGACGCCTCTGGTTCGGCGGGTCCAAGTCCCGACCCCAGACGATCTGGGCGTCCAAGTCTGGCGACTTTAACGATTTCGACACCAGCTCGACCGATGACGACATGGGCATCGACGTCACGCTCGACAGCGCGGGCGTGGCTGCCATCTGGAACATCTATCCGGGGCGCCACCTCACCCTCTTCACCAGCTCGTCGGAATGGTACATCCCGATCAGCGAGAACGAGGCGGTAACGCCGACGAACATCGTTGCTCGTCGCAACAGCTCGCGTGGGTCCAAGCGCGGCCCCAGGGTGGTCGAGGCCGACGGCGGCATTATCTTCGTGCAGCGTGGCGGCAAGACCGTTCGAGAGTTCCTGTTCACCGAAACAGAGCTGGCCTACAGCGCGATCCCGATCTCACTGCTATCGTCACACCTCCTGACCGGTCCGGTGGACATGGCCCTGCGCAAGGCTATCTCGACCGACGAGGCCGACTACGTCTGGGTCATCAACGGCGATGGCCGGATGTCAGCCCTTTGCACCCTGCGCAGCCAGGACATCGCCGGGTGGACGTCAATCCACACCGACGGTGAGTTCAAAGCCGTGGCGGCTCTCCTCGAGGAGAGCTACTTCGCGGTCGAGCGGTCGATCAACGGGGCCGACGGCCTCTATCTCGAAAAATTCAACACATCCCTGCAGGTTGACGCGGCGAGCTATGACCTCGCCCTGAGTGTCGCCACGGGATCCCTGGCCGGAGCCACGCACCTCGCCGGGGAGGCTGTCGACATCATCCTCGACGGTGCCATTCAGGAGCAACAGACAATGTCCGGCTCGGGAGGCGTCACGTTCACACGCGATGCCTCGACAAGCTATCAGGTGGGTCTACCCTTCCCCGACGTGTCGCTCTACCTCGACGCCGACCACGTCGACTATGGGACGGGGATGCAGGTTATGGTCAAGACTATGCCGGTCGAGGAGGCTCTCCCCGAAGGGACGTCGGTCGGCCGCAAGAAGCGGATCGTGGACTGCACGGTCAAGGTCAAGGACAGCTCGCACCTGATTGTCAACGGCAATGAGGTGGCGTTCCGCGCGTTCGGATCCTCGCTCCTCGACGAGGCTCCTCCCGTCTATACTGGCGAGAAGAAGGTCGCCGGGATCCTCGGCTGGACCGAGGAAGCGTCGGTGACGTTTGGGCAAGACAAATCGCTGCCGCTTAATGTTCTCGCGGCGGCCTATCGGGTTGGAGTGTAGAGATGGAACCAGTTACGGCGATGATGGCAGTGAGCGCGGCGGCCGGAACGGCCGGCGGGGCCGGTGCGGCTGCTGGTGGCCTTCTCGCGGGCGGCGGCCTGGCGGGTGGCCTGGCGGCGGGTGCAACGGCACCGGCTCTCGCACTCGCGGGATCCTCGAGCCTGTTTGGCGGCATCACCGCCCTGCAGGGACTGTCGTTTGCATCGAGCATCGCAAGCGGACTGATGGGCATGGGGCAGGCAAACGCCCAGGCTGCGTCCCTGGAAGAGAGCGCCCTGTGGTCCGACTTCGGTGCGCGGCAGGAGATCCTCAAGGGCAAGCAGGAGGCGGTCGAGCAGCGCAGGCAGCTCAACAAGGTGATGGCTGCAAACATCGCCGCAGGATACGCCTCCGGTCTCGGAGGAGAGGGATCGATCAGTCAAGCCTCCATCGACGCCATGAACGAGGCTGACTACCAGCTCGGCATCACGCGCGACGACGCCATCATGCGCTCGGCAACACGACGGACGCAGGCGCGACAGGCGCGAAACCAGGCCAGCTCGACGCGCGACGCGGGTCTGTGGTCGGCTGTGAGCGGAGGCCTCGACGCCGGGATGAGCTACTACAACCGCGGAGGCACCACCTGATGGTGACGCGGATCAATGCCGACCAGCAGATCGTCAACCAGGGAAACATCTCGTCGGTCCCGACGCTGACCTTTGCGAGCAGCGCCGCCGACAGCCTGCGCATGATGGGCGAGATGACGCGAAAGGTGACGCTCGTCACAAACCAGCGCCTCGACGACAACGCCAGGATCGAGGGCGCACGTCGCGGCCTGGTCGACGGCTATGGTGGGACACTCGACAACCAGCAGCTCTACGCCCCGACCATCTACGGTGCGAGCTACACCGACAGCGCCCTGTCGGCTTACCAGAACCGCGTGGACCTCGACGCCCGCACGAAGATTGCCGAGCTGTCGGCGGCGCACCCCAACGACCCGGAGGGGCTGTCAACGGCGCTCGAGGCCTACAAGCTCGGAGCGGCAGCGGAAATGCCCCCCGAGCTGCGTGGCGTGTTTGAGGCCCAGTATGGGATCTACGCCCAGTCGGCCATCACGAAGGCAAACTCAAACTTTCTCAGCGTAGCGCAGGCCCAGGCCGAGGCGGATGCGTACCTGCTCAACCAGCGGATCCAGCTCGACCTGCAGGAGAGCGCCACCCTCCTGACCAGCAGCGACCCTGCCGTGCGCGAGGCTGCGATGACGTCCATTGCGGCCATGCAGGGGCAGCTCTCGGCCACCTACAGCTCGACCATCCAAGATGCGTTTGGCAATGAGGTTCCGGCCTTCGATCCCCTGACACAGGCAAAGGCGCTGGAGCAGTTCCGCACCGACGTCGCCTACTACGGCTCGCTCGGGTGGTACACCGACATGGTCGCGGCCGGGCAGGGCGTGGCTGCTCTGGCTGCACTGGAGAACGGCATGGGTCCATCCATCACGGTGTCAGATCCTGATACCGGCGAGGACGTCCCGATCTACCTTGCCGATATGCTGACCCCCGCCGACCAGCAGAAGCTCTTTACCGAGATGCGCCAGATCGAGGCAGCTCGCCGCTCGGCTATCACTTTTTCCCAGAGCCAGTTCGACCGCAATCAGGAGCAGGTCAACGACGACGCCCTGCGTCAGTTCATGCTGGCCGATGACTTCCTGGTAGGGCAGGCACTGCTCGAGGCCGCGAAGCTCAATCCGGCCATCGACGCCGCGACCATCGACAAGATGCGCGGACGCCTCGAAAGCTGGAACGCTGGCTACACCGACCCGACCTACCTCGCGTTCTTTGAGACGACACTCGAGCTGGGCCTGGACAACCCCGACACGGGTATGCCTTGGCGGAGCGAGGATATTTTTGGCCTGCTCGATGACGAGCGGTTCAGCAGGGAGGACGTTGCCGAGCTGGCAAAACTCTTTGAGCAGACGCAGGATGCAAACCACTACCGCAACTTCGCGGTGTTTCAGGAGGGCATGACGAACCTCATGGCCGCCGCTGGCCTGCCGGATCCATCGACGAACGCGTGGATGGCGTCCGACGACCAGAGCCAGGAGCGTTTCCGCGAGGCTCGCCTCAACGTCCTCGACAAGATCGTTGATCTCGAGGAGGCCGGTGAGCGTGTGACCCGCACCGCCGTCTCCCAGATCATCCGCGAGGAGGTCGACCGGATCCGCGACAGCCTCGCCGCTCGCACCCCTCTCTCGGACATGGTGTCCGCGCAGATGGCTGAACAAATGCCAGCAGACGCCCTGATCTCGTATATGAAGGGCGGCGACTACACGAACCAAGAGATCGTCAACTTTGTCGCGCAAAACAGCGCACTGTTTGGCAACAAGGCAGAACAGATCCTGCTTGACCTGGGGAACGAATAATGCCCGCCAACCCGCAAGCCATCGCCCACTACCGGAACCTGCGCGAGCAGGCCAACGCATCCATCCCCAGCGAGGCGGGGCCGGCGCGGGCTGCTGCCGCCAACCCTCCTGTGCCGAAGGCATGGGTGAACGCAGGCGACATGGACCTGCTCGTGGAGCAGCGCCCCGATGGCGTGTTTGTCACAGGCAAGCGCCTGCCCGACGGATCCTCCACGACGTTCCCGGCCATCCCTGCCGAGGGCGTTGTAGGCCTGCCCTCCACGGTCAACGCCACGACCGAGGGAAACGAGCCGACCGTTGCATGGAGCGACATGCCCAAGGTCGAGGAGCCCAGCATCGGCGAGCTGATCGGCCAGGATCTCCAGCAGGGTTTCATCGAGCTGATGGAGGGGAGGATTGGCGACCGTGCCGCCGAGGAGGTGTTCCGCAACGGCCTTAACCTCTTCTCCGAGGCCCGTGATTTTTTGGCCTCCGGCATCCCTGACGAGACGCGCGATGCGCTCGGGATCCAGGCCGAGGTCACGCCCTATGGCGATGCCTTCGTCGGCGCGGTGAGGGATGTTGTGGGCCGGGAGGATGGCGACAACGAGCTGGAGAGTGTCTCTGGCTCCCTGACGTCGGCGCTGGCCCAGTTCCTAATCCCGTTCGGAGCCATCTCGAAGGGTGGGCAGGCGCTCGGCGTGGTGAAGGCCGGTGGCTGGCTCGAGGCGTCGGGTCAGGCTGCAGGCTATGGCATGCTGACCGACATCGTTGCGTGGGATGCACACGAGGGGCGTTTTGCCGACCTGGTGCAGTCTGTCCCCTGGGCGGCCAACCCGATCACCGAATGGCTCGCGACAGACGAGGACGGCGACGCCCTCTATGAGCGCCTCAAGACGTCGGTCGAGGGTCTGGCGCTGGGTGGCATCACCGAGGCAGGCCTGCGTGGTCTGGTGACTGCCGCACGACTGATCAAGCAGGGGCGCGTCGCTCGAGGTCTGCTCGGCGAGGAAGGCCTGGCCACGCTGAAACAGCACCTTGCCGATTTCGCCGCTGACGAGACAGGAACGGTTCGGATCCCTGGCGGCGGCGGCCCTGACGCGGGCGATGTCCAGCCCCCTGCGACACCCGAGGACGTCCGCAGCGTTGGCGCCGATAGCGAGGTCGGCCTGATGACGCCCGATGAGGTGCGGGGCATGTTTGAGGCCGAGCCGGAGGCAACCCTGCAGGACGTGCAGCTCGCCCCATCGACCGCGACGGATCCCGTCGTCGCCCAGGAAAACGTCCGCATCAAGCAGATGTTTGAGGACCATGTCGCAGCGCCCGCCGAGGCGCGAGACAACCAGGGACGGCTCGCCCCCTATCTGCGCATGACCGCCGACCTTGGCGATGACGTGGAGCTGCCCAAGGGGGTGCCGCAGTCGACCAACGTCGGCAACGCGCCCGCGTCCCTCGCGCAGGTGGACGAGGCTCTCGATCTTGCTCGCGGCGAGGAGCTGACGGTCGAGACGTGGGGCCGGTCGATGGCACACGTCTATGGCAGCCCCGAGGTGCCTGTCGCGCCCCACCGCCTGATCAATCAGCTCCAAAACGTGGACGCTTGGGCTGCCGATCTGGAGCGCCTGACCCCTTCGCAGCTCCGCAACGTCGAGGACGGCCTCGCCGACGCCGCCATCATGGGCGGCCTCTACAGCTCCGGCAAGGCGGCGCCGGAGGACACTGCGGGATTGCTGCTATGGTCATTCCTGTCGAAGGGCGTTGACCCGTTCACGCAGGAGGCCATGTTCCTCGACGTGTCCTCGCGAGGAGTGCGCGAAGGTATCAATGCCGAGATGGCACCGTGGATCCGGTTGGCCCTCGACGGCAACTTCACCAAAGACAAGGTTGCCGAGTTCGTTGCCTGGGCCAAGGGCGTTGCGCCCAAGGGCTCCGGCCTCGCCGGGGCCGGGACCGCGCACAACCTGAACGCATTTGGAGACTTCCTCCAGAAAATGGGGGAGACGGGGCCGGATGGCGTCAGCCACCTGCAAACCCTGCACAACATGATTGCAGACGGCACTCCGTCTCGAGACATCCGGCGCTGGTTTCACAGCAACGTCCAGGGTGTCGGCATCGACAACAAGGTTCTGTCGTTCACCCTCTTGGCAGCGGGCCGCACTGACGTTGTGATCCTCGACCGCGTCCAGATCCGCAATATGTTCGATGATGGCCGGTTCGCCGGGATAAACATCTACGACGGCAAGAAGGTGAAAGGACAGGGCAGTGGTGCACTGACCGGCACGACCTTTGCCCCGGTGACCACGGGCGCTCGAGGTCTCGCCATCTACGAGATGATCGAGGAGGCCCTGCTGGGCAAGCTCGGCGAGTTGAGCGAGCGCCTCGGTCGCGAGATGACCCCCGGCCGGTTCCACTGGGAGAGCTGGGTTCTCAAGTCTGAGCAGGAGGTGGACCACGCCACCCTGTCCGCCCTTCGTCAGGGCATCGAGGCACGTAACCGACCGAGCAACGGCGGCCCTGGGACCGGCGTCCCGGCTTGGGCCAACGTCTATGTGCGCCAGGGCAAACATGCAACGTACAACTATGGCGTCAGCTATGGTGTAGACATGGACGGCGTGCGTCACTACAAGTATGAAACATCTGACGGCACCGAGTATGTGTTCTCTCCGAGCGAGTGGACAGACGCCAGGGACGCCTTCAGCAACCCCAAGAACGGCGTCATTCCCGCCGACTTCAAGGTTTCGGAATATACGGACGCGCCATGGATTGATGCGCCGTCCGTCAACAGGGAGAAGCTCGATGGCATCATCAGACAACACGGCACCCCTCTCTCCGGCACGGGAGGTGATGGCGCGAATGTTTCGCCGGGGGATGCCGGTACATCTCGAGGCAGACGAGGGGGCGCAGCCCTCGCCGGAGGCGCAGGAGCAGCCGTCCTCGCAGGCAGCGCAGGACAAGACGCCCTAGCATCGACTGGAGAGGATGGCCTGCAGACCTACTTCGATGCGGAGGGCAACGAGCGAGTGGTCGGATCAGACGCCCTTTTCGTCTTGGTGCCGCCCCGGCCCGGCGAGAGCGATCTGGGTGGTGCCGTTGACGCACCCGCCGGCGATCCTGCGACCGAGGAGTTCCAGGTCGCCGGAAACGTCACAAACACGCTCGAGGAGATCTACAAGAAGCTTGGCTGGATCCCCCCGACAATCGACGAGAGCGCGGGCAAGGTTCTCGGCGGCACCATCACCGACGAGACGTTCGACGCCCTGCGCAGCTCGCTGGGGTCGCCCTCCATGGACGACATTGATGTCGCCCTGGGGTCATTCCCGTATGCATCGCTGACCGAAACAGGACAGATCGACGACTTCTTCGCGGCGGTGACGGATGCGTTCTCGCAGCAGATCGGTGACGTTACGGGTGCCGCCCCTCGAGCAGCCATCGCAGGCATGCGCGATGAGGTCACGGCCCTGCAGAACCAGCTCGCCGACCTGACCGCTGGCCCTCTCGCGTCGGCCGATGTCAAGGGCATGACGCAGGTTCAGCGCGACCTCCTCGAGATCGATCTGGTGCGACGCATCGAGGATCTCGAGCAGCGGATCGCCCGGTCCGGCAGGGCCGAGCAGGGCGTGATGACCGACGACACGGTCGCATGGCTGGCGAACGCCACCGGCCTGACCGAGGACCAGCTCCTCAATCGCGCTACGGGAGAGGCATACAACGCACCCCAGCTCCGCGCAGCTCGCGCCATCGTCGAGGGCAGCCTCGACCAGGTGCGCTCGATCCACGCCGAGACGCTCCTCAACCCCACGACCGAGAACCTGGCCCTCCTGCGTCGCCAGGCCCAGATCACGAGCGCCCTCCTGCTCCAGTTCAAGGGCGCCGTGGCCGAGGCCGGTCGCGCATTGGGGTCGCTTCGTGCCAACGCCGCAATGCCCCCCGACATGCCTGCCGGTGCGATGCCACCCAACGACCTGATGCGGGCCGTGATGCTGGCCGACTACGTCGAAACCACTGGCGGCGAAGAGGTAAACAAGCGTTTCCTCGCGATGATGACCGAGGCGCTGAAGGAGCCCAACTCTTCCCTGCTCGCCGACTACACGCGTCGAGCCAGCGGCGCGTCGACGATGGACATGCTGGTCGAGGCCTGGATCAACAGCCTGCTGGGATCCCCGACGACGCATGCCGTCAACTTCATCGGCAACTCTGCCCTGACAACCTCCCTCCTCACCGAGCGGTGGCTGGCTCCATTCATCCCGACCGGCAACACCACGGGGCCGCGCCGCACGTTCGGCAGCTCGGCCGCATATACGTTCGCCCTGATGTCGTCGTTTCGCGAGGCGCTGCAACTGGCCTTCCGAGCTGGCACCAGCAACAGCTACTCCAGCAAGTTCACGACAGCGACGCGCGGGTCTGCGCTCACCATTGAGAACATCGCCCAGCTCCGAAACCGCGACACCGGGAACTATCTTTCGGACCTGTTCGACCGCTCGGTCGGGACCGTCCTCGAGGACGCTGGCCTCCTCCTCCCCAGAGGGACGCTCGAGCAGGGCGGCCTGACCGCCTACCTTGCCGACGGCCTGTTTGAATACTACTACCGTGGGCCAAGCCGGGTGCTGTCGAGCGCGGACGAGTTCTTCAAGGTGATCAACTATCGCGCGGCGGTGGCCGAGTACGCCTACATGCAGGCGACGGCGGAAGGCCTCACCGGGCAGGCGTTCAAGGATCGCGTTGACGCCATCATGGCGAGCCCCGACACGCTGGCCCCCGACATCCACTTGGGTGCCATCGAACACAGCCGTTATGCGACGCTGCAGATGGACAGCACGCCGGTCATGCAGTCGTTCGCGCAGCTCCGGTCTACCGTCGCCGGCGGCAAGATCGTCGTGCCGTTTCTCAACGTCATCGCCAATATCATTCGCGTGGGGGCTCACCGCATGCCGGTCGCAGGCCTTGCCATGCCAGACAACATCGCCCGCCTGCAGACCGGCAACGCGGCCGACAGGCAGGAGGTTGTCTCGCGCCAGGTGATGGGCGGCATGCTCCTCATGTCCGGTGCGATGCTCGCCGCGAACGGCTGCATCACCGGTCGCCTGACCGACAACTACGAGCAGCGCGAGGCGCTCGCCACGGAGGGGATCCAGCCCTACTCGTTCAACATGGGATGCTTCGGGGGCGAGGATGGACACTTTATCTCCTACGCCCGCACCGAGCCGATGTCGTCGTTCCTGGCGATGTCTGCCGACGTGTCCCAGATGCTGGCCTACACTGACAAGGAGCAGGACGCCACGATGATCGCGGCGGCTGCGCTCTCGTCGGTGGCGAACTACACCATGGATCAGTCGTTTCTCCAGGGCGTGGTCACGGTACTCAACGCAGCCACGCCCAATAGTCGAGACATGGAGGCGGGCCTTGACAAGGCTGGCCGGGTCGGGACCGAGATGGCAGTGGGCCTCCTGATGGGAACCTTTGGCCCCGCTGGGCCGGGATCTCCCCTCATGGCTAACCTGAACCGCACGTTCGGAGATGGCGACGTGCGCCGCGACACACGCCCCGATCCCATGGGCAACTACCTGGAGCGCCAGCTCGAGAGCGTCCTCAACCGCTACCGATCGCGCACCCTCGGCCTGTCTGATGACGTGACCATCCTTGACTGGGAGTTCGACGCGCTGCCAGTGCGCTACAACTGGCTCGGCAAGCCGATGCCCTACGACGCGTTCGGCCCAGACGTCCTCTCGCCGTTCCCGCAGATGCAGGCCGAGCATGACGCTGCGTTCCTGGTGGACGAGCTGGGGCTCGATCCCGAGCGGGCAGCCACACTCGACCTCACCGGCATGCGGGTCGGGCCGGACAACGAGATCCCTCTCAGCAAGTGGGGAGGCTACGTCGATGCCGTTGGGATCTCCGGGGAGTTTATCCGTCTAGGCCTCATTCCTCCGAGCGTCCCTGGGCGGCTTCTCGGCGTCGAGCTGACCCCAACCCAGCAGAGCCTCTTCGCCTACCTGCGCGGCCAGGGAACGTACATTCGTGGCGACGGTGGGGCTACCTACGCGGTCGATCCTGACGGCAACACGGTTCGGACTGTCGTCGGGTCGTCTGGTCTGGGCGCATCCGGGCTCTATCCTAACCTCGAGCCCGGTGAGTTCTACAACATGGAGGAGGCGCTCAACGCCGTCATCGCCTCGGAATGGTACGCCCTCAAGTCCGACTACACCGACAGCAACCTCGGCAGCGGGGCTGACACGAAGAAGGAGGTTCTCTCCGAGATCATCAGCCTCTACACCTCCGGCGCCAACGTGGGCGGGACGGCTCGCACGGCTCTGTTCAACCTCTTCCCCGACCTCGCGTCGGATGTTCTGGAGCGGCGTCACAACGTCCCTCCCGAGCTGCTCCCTCCTGACATGCTCGACGCCATCCTCAATTCTGGAGTAACGCCATGACGATCAGCAACCTCTCGAGCCGCACCGGGCATGTCGCCCTGGGCGGAGAGACGACCTTCACCTACGGCTTCGAGATCTTTGCCAGCACCGATCTCGTGGTCGAGCGCAACGGGACGGCCCTGGTCGAGGGGACCGACTACACTGTGGCGGGCGTCGGCAACGCCAGCGGCGGGACCATCACCCTGGACGGTACGCAGTTCCCATCTGGCGCGACGGTCGATGACACCTGGGTTCTCTATCGTGCGGTGACCAAGGAGCGCCTCGCGGACTACCAGACGGCCGGGGACTTCCGCGCCGTCACGGTGAACGCCGAGCTGGACAAGATGATCGCCATCACACAGGAAATGCAGCGCGACATCGACTACGGGATCAAGTTCCCCATCGAGGACGCTCTGGCGACGGGCGACAACACCATGCCCGCAAAGGCATCGAGGCTGGGCAAGTACCTGTACTTTGACGCCGTGACGGGTCTGCCATCGGTGGCTGCAGCCGTTGACACGTCGGCGGTCTCCTCATTCATGGCTACGGTGCTGGACGATACGACGGCAGCAGAAGCTCGCACTACTCTAGGTGCAGCAGGTACAACCGCAGCGTCCACCACGGCGGCGGGCATTGTCGAGCTTGCGACCGAATTAGAAACTGCCGTCGGGACTGACACCACTAGAGCAGTCACCCCCAACTCGCTCAAGGGCAAACTGCCTTGGGGCGCTTCGCCCGGAGGAACAGCCGACGCAATTGAAGTTACCTATAGTCCAGCCCTTACAAGCCTTCCTGACGGCCAGCTGTGCTTTTTCCGGGCGGCAGCAGCCAACACGTCCACTACGCCAACATTCAACCCAAACGGCTTAGGTGCATCGACCATCGTCAAGAATGGCAATCAGCCGCTAGTAGCTGGGGACATTGCTGGGCAATATCACGAGATCATTCTGCGATACGAGGCGACCAACACGCGGTGGGAGCTGCTCAACCCTGCCGTTCCAGCGGCAGCTGCGGCCGGGAGAGTCAAGATTATTGATAACGATTGGTCAACCGGCACTCCAAGCTCAGTGACGTTTGAGGACGCTGACGGCATGGACTGGAGCACCTACAGCTATTTCGAGATCGAGCTGCAAGGCTACATCTCGGCGACCTGCCGACTTTTGTGCACGTTCAGCCAAGGCGGGGCTTATCAAACTGGGGGCACTGATTACTTCTACGCCAACACGGGGTTTCGGTTCACTGCTGGTTCTTCCAACGGCACCTCAGCTATTAATATTCCCAATATCTACAATGAAATCTACAAAGGCAGCGCTCAGTACAATGAGATGTTCCATATGAGGGCCACCCTATATCCGGGCTTGTCTGATGGGACGAACATCTGTGGCCCTTACATTCACTGGAGCTTCGTATCTTCTGCGGCTCCCGGCGGAAACAGAGGTCATGCAAATGGCACTGGCTCTTTGCGAAACTTGGTTGCGACTGAGATTGACGGCATCAAGTTTGAGCAGAACACCGGCAACATGCCTAATGGATCGTTCAAGGTCTGGGGGATCGTCTGATGACTCGATATAATATGACGGGCCAAGGAGAGATTGTTCCTTTCACGCCTGAAGAAGAAGCTGCGGCTGATGCGATCGAAGCAGCAGATGCCGCAATCGAAAAGGCAAATGCCGCTGAGGCTCCGATGCGAGAGTGGGAGGCTGTCATGGCGGCGAGTGACTCCCTTATGACGAGGGATGTTGAAGACCTCATTGACACCCTGCTGGTGACTGAAGTTCTGTTGGAGGACCAGTTGCCTACCAACCTGGCTAAGGCTCGGGTCGAGAAGAAGGCTTTGCGGGACACCAAGCCATGAAAACAATTCTCACTAGTATCGAGGCTTCGTATGGAAGCGCGATGACGTATGGCGCAATCACCATCGTGACAATCCCGGAGGGGACGCCCCCGGCGTTTGTTGTCGCAGGTGTTGGATAAACCGACCAAGTTTCGTTTTGAAACAGTCACGCCGGCAGGTGCGTGTCACGATAGGGGGCGCGTATGAGTGAGACTTATCAGATGTCCAAGGCCGACGTTCAGAGGATAGCCAAAGAAACCGCCAAAGAGGTTCTGCGCGAGATGGGTTTTGACGCATCCGAAGCTCGCGAGATCTATGCTGACAGCCTCTACCTGCGCAAGCAGCGCCTGGGTGCAGAGCAATTTCAGGGCTGGGTGAAGCGCGGTGCAGTCGGCGTGTTCATCTCGGCTGTTGCCTTTGCCATCTGGCAGGGCGTTGTCGCCATTATCCATAAGGGTTGAGCCATGGGCGCCCCCGTTTCGATTGCGCTGTCAAAGCTCTCGCTCCTGGTGTCGATGGTCGGCATCTGGACCTGCGCTGGCCTTGCCCTCTACTGGTACGAGCTGCAGCCGCCCCCGCTGACCGTGTCGTGGATCGAGGCACCTTATCCCTATGCGGTGCCAGGCGGCCCCCTGCGCGTCGAGTTCGTCAGCACCAAGACCCGCGACTGTGATGCGCGAAGCGAGTTCACCATCGTCGATGGGGAGCGCAATGTCTGGAACTTTGATGGCATCGATGGATTTGCGCCGGTCGAGGATAGCTTCCACCTGGCGTACACGGTCCAGGTTCCCGAGAAGGCCGCCCTTGGCCCTGCCAAGTTCTACGAGCGGGTCACCTATGACTGCGGCCTTGGCAGGATCCACGTCGTGCAGACGCCGACGGTGCTGTTCGAGATCGTGGAGGAGCTGCCATGACACGCCTGGCGTGGAACAACATCGGCGAGGTCGACCTTGCAACCTGGCGCTGGCCCAACTTCTCTCCGGCCGAGCTGGCATCGAACGGTGACGGATCTCTGGTTGTGATGACCGAGGCTCTCGACCGGCTACAGGAGCTGCGCACCCTGATGGCCCGCCCGCTGACGATCAACAGCGCCTACCGCGACCCGATCTACAACGCCAAGGTGGGCGGTGCGCCCCTTTCCCGGCATAAGGTGGGAGACGCCTACGACATCTCTATCCTGGGGCTCGACAAGTGGAGGCTCGAGGAGCTGGCGCGGCAGGTCGGCTTCCAGGGGTTCGGCTATTACAACACGTTCCTGCACGTCGATATGGGCGGGAACAGATCATGGAGGTCATGGTGATGGAAACGGTACTCGACGGCCTGCTCAACGTAGCCACTGGTGGCGTTCTGGGTTTCTTTGGTTCCGTCCTCAAGGTCGGCGCTGCGTGGCTCGCCGAGGAGCAGAAGCGCAAGACCATGGAGCTGCAATTCGCCCAGGAGAAGGCTTTGCAGGAGCTGCAGATGGCGGCCCGAGCTGCGGAGACGGAGCAGGAGCTGCTGATTGCG